ATATACTCCCCCATTTTAAAAGGAGAGAGATATGGCACTACCAGCATGGGGATTGCTAGGATTGGCTAGAGCAGGTAAAATTATTAAAGATGTTTATACTGCATCTAAACCAGCAAGAACTGCAGCAAAAGCAGCTTTTAAAAAAGCAATGAAAACCAAAGGACGTAAAGATACTGATAAACTTTTAACTGGAACTATAGACAAAGTCGGTGGGGCTATTAAAAGGAACCCTATCAAAACTACAGGAGCAGGAGGATTTGTTACTTGGCAAGTTGCTAAACGTAGGGGTAAAAGAGCACAAAGAGAAGCAGATAGAAGAAAATTAGTTAAAAAGAAATATTAAGGGGGAGAATGATGGCAAATCCATTATTATACGCAGGTGCAAGAGTAGCTTTGAAGGCAACTAGACTTGCAGCTAAGGGCTTGAAAAAAGTTATTGCAAAGAATAAAGCACCAAAGAAGCCTTCAAAATTTGCAAAGAATGTAAAGATAGCTCGTAGTAAGGTACAAAATAATCCAGCTTTGGTGAGTTTGAAAAATCAATCTTGGATTTTGAAAGAGAATAGAAGACAAGGTTTCCCTTTAGGAAATCTTCCTAGTGCATGGAGCAAGATACAGAAATCAACTGGTGCATCATATAGAAACGTCATGAATAAATCAAAAGGCACAATGTCAAATTTGATGACTAAAAGTAAAACAAAAGATTATCCAGTATTTGAAAAGTCTGGTAAGTATTGGGCAGCTGGTGCAAAAAAGATAAAGAAAAATTTATCTTTTACAAAGGTAAAGAAAGGTAAGAAATAATGGCAAATCCATTTATAGGTCTAAAAGCAATAAGAATTGGTTCAAAGATAGCTAAGGGGTTAATTAAAAAAGCTAGAGCTAGAAAACTTGCCAGCAAACCAGCTGGAGGTGGATCGTTTCAACATAATTTAGGAAAAATGGTTGAATCTAGAAAAACTAAAGGACTGTTGAGAGGACAACAAAGTAAGAGACTTAAATACTCTGAAAAACCACCTAACTTTAAAAATTTTTCTACTCCAAAAGTTAGTAAAGGACCAGGGGCAAAAAAGAGAGCAGCAGATAGAAGAATAACCCGTGGAACATATCCTTCACCTAATTTAAAAGGCGGACAGGTACAATCAAATATAATTAAACATAATAGAAATCTTCAACGTAAAGCAGAGAAAAGGTTTAAAAAATCTATAAAGGATATTGATTATATAATAGCAAAAGCAAAGTAAAAAAGGAAAAAAGTAGATGAGTTTTAAAACACAGATAGAAGCAATAGTTGGGGATATAGATAGTCCTGATTATACATCTGAAGCTGATTTGTATTTAGAGGAAGGTGTAAGGTTTGTAACTAAGTATGTCATGTTAAATGATGAGATGGCTGACAAGTTAACAAGTAGCTTTACTCTTAATAATTCACCTACAACTATGAGCACTTCTAACGCATTAAAGATTGTTAGTGTTACTAGAAATGATGGTTCTCGTGATAGAGAAGCTTTACAAATTCCTTCTTCTAAAGCAGGAGACTATACAGATACAAATAGTATTTACTATACTAGCAAGTTAGATCCAAAATGGTATATAAGTAATGGAACATTAAATGTAATACCAACTCCTGCTGCTGGACAGAGTGCTATAGTAAAGCATATAACACCAGATACATCAGTATCTTTATCAGATACAGCTGTTGATAACTTTCCAGATGAGCTAGAAAGAGGTGTTGTTTTATATGCTTCTAGAGAATTATTAAGATTAATGTTATCCAAAGTTACCTTACCTACAGTACCAACTGCAGTAACATTGAATGATACTACATTAGCAAGTTTAGGCACTGCACCAGCTTATAGCAAACCTGATATAACAACTAATTATGGAACATTATCTGCATCTGACTCAACATCGAGCACAGAAGCAGATTTTGGTGTAGATGATTTTATTGCAGATGAAGACCCAGAAATGGCACAAGTAGCATTATTAAAGCAGCAACAGTTATTAAGCCAATATGCTGCAGATATTGAAAATGAATTAAATGAATACAATAAAGAATTAGCTGTTTATCAAACAGATTTAACTCATAAAATAGAATCAGCAAGATTTGTAAGTGAAAGTGAATCACAAGAAATACAAGATTATATGGCTAGAGTAGAATCATATGCACAGCAAATTAATTCAAAAATGACTGACTATCAATGGTATTTAGAACAATACGATAAAGTTGATAAAGAGTTAGGTTCATTTATAGGTTTATATATTATGGAATCACAACTAAGGGAAAAAGATTATGAAACTCCAGCAGATGATAGAGTTAGTTAGGAAACATCACCCAGATCTTGGTAGTAATGAAATTATTCATTTACTTAATCAGGCTTCTGATGAGTTTTGTTCAAGAACATTAGTTTTAGATGAAGCAACTCAATTTAATACAGTTGCCAATCAAAGATACTATGGCTTGAAAGAAAGTATTTTAGAAATTAAAAGTGTAGATATAGTTGATGACGATGGTAATACTGTTGATATTAAAAGATTAATGGGAAGACCAGAGTATAGAGATTTAACATAGCGGGGGAAAGATGCCTAATTATAATACTATTTATGATAGAACAGCAAAACAATGGGTTTGGTGGATAGAACGTGATTCTATTGGTATTTCTTTACATGATCCAATGGAGGAAGTTAAAGATCAATTTGCTTCACCTACAGATGTAAGAACAATAACTTTATTTTATTATAAAAAAGCAGATCATTTTAATACATTAGATGCTGGTGCTAGTGCAATGACAGAACAAAGTGAATTGCCTACACAGTTTCATCAGTATTTAGTTGATAAAGCTATACAACTTGGATATGAACAAACACCAGAAGGTTTAGGTCAAGCATTGTATTTTGAAAATAAATTTGAAAAAGGTATTAAAGAAGCAAAAACATTTAAGAGTAGAGGAAGAGTTTCTGGTGCATCTACTGTAAAACAACATAGTTTTTAATGGCAAATACTTGGAAAAAAGGGAACTTTGGTTTATCTGCATTTAGCGATATTAACAGATCGTTTGATGAACTTAGCCAACATTTTAATGATAACACAGATGGTAATTTTACAGATAGAGCAATTCCTTCTGATGCTAGTTATACTAATATAGTTGATCCTAGTAGTAGTATTTATACTGATATAGCAAGAAGTGTGTATACTTTTAGTGATGTCGATATACCTAGCGATGCTAGTTATAGTGATGTTTCAGATATAGGTGAACCAACATATGATGATATAGGAGTAACAACATAATGGGAAGTTTAACAGGACCAAATAAGATTAAAGATGTTTATAAAAAATTAGTTTTTTACGATGATAATAAACTAAAAATAGACAACGGTACAGCAGATGTAATTATAACAGATGCTGACAATTTTGGTGGAGACACTATAAGTGAATTGGATGACACAAATTTAACAAGTCCAGCAAATGGAGCATTATTAAGATATGATAGTGCCTCTGGTAAATGGATTGATGATAACGAAATAAATGGTGGGACATTTATTTAATAGGAGCGAATAATGAGCAATCGAATAAAAATTAAGAGAAATAGTAGTTCAGATTTTGATTCTGCTACTTTGCCATCGAGTTTACATTATGGTGAATTAGCATTTCAAAATTATACTAAAAAACTGTTTATAGGAAGATGTACAGAAGACGGTCAAGCTGATAGTGGGGCGACAACAATACATTTACCTTTATTATCAGACTTAACAGCTGGAGTAGGATTAGATGCTACAATTGCAAGTGGTGATACTAATAATAGTGTAACATTAGATTTAAATGTTGACGGACTAACAGCTGGGTCTGCCCTACATCAATCTCAAGATCATTTCATATATTCTGATAATGGAACTGAAAAGAAAATTACATTTAGTGATTTAGAAGATGCTATTTTTGGTAATGTTTCTGGAGACGCAACAGTAGCAGCAGGCGGTGCATTAACTATTGCAGCCAATGCTGTTGAAGGCAGTATGTTGAATACTAATGTTATTAGTGGACAAACAGCTATGACTGGAGACCTTGCTGATGCTGATGAATTAATGGTATCAGATGCAGGAACAATAAAAAGAGCTGATTTTAGTGTTGTAAGAGATGCGATATTTAATGATATAAGTGGAGATGCTGCAGTAGCAGCTGGAGGAGCATTAACTATTGCAGCTGACTCAGTAGAAGGAACAATGTTAAATACAAATGCAGCAGATACTTCTACAATAGAATTATCTAGTGATACTTTATCGG